CTGTAAACACTACAACTAATTCTACTAACAACGCATACTCAGGAGACACAAGAGTTGCTTCTATGGCTACTGCACCTTCTATGTCTGCTTATTCGCAAGACTTATGTGTAGTTGGTTATTCAGGTGGAGTATCTACATTTGGAGTTGGTATATCTGGTGGTAGTTATACTAAAGATGAAAACTGCGAAAGAATTAAACTATCTAAAGTTTTAAATGATTTAGGAATGAAAGTAGCTTCTGTTTCTATTTTATGCCAAGACCCAAGAGTATTTCATGCTATGGAGAACTCAGGAACACCATGTCCATTTGAAGGTAAGATTGGTGCTGATGCAACTGCACAATGGTTAAAATACGATAAGCTTAGACCAGATTATAATTTATACGTTGAAAAATTAAGAATCATAGAAGATAAGAAAAAAGAAGATGAAGCTAAAGCTAATACTAAGTAGTTTATTATTCTTTAGTACAGCATACTCTCAAACAACAACAACTACAAACTTAACACCAAAAGTATTCACAACAATTAATGGTTGGAGTGGAACTAATTTATATTCAACTCATGGCAACGAAACTATTGCTGGAGTAAGTGGTAAGTCTATTCAAAATACAATCTCATTAACAAATGTAGGTTTGTCTAAAGCACAAATTAATGAAGGGTTTGCTTCTACGCAAGGTGTAGATGTTTGGTTTTGGTCTGGCAATCCAAATCAGAATGTTACTATGACACAAATATTAACTGATGCTAATGGTGGAGTAACAACACAGAACAGAATTATATCTTACAACACAGATTACTTTAATACTTACACTAACATAGCAATCGTAGATAAAAACACACAAGATAATTTTAATATAACAAGTAAGTTTTCTTTTTATGAATCTACAAATTCTCCATATCATTATTCTGCCGATCTAAAAAATCCTACACTAAGTATTACTTATGTAACAAATCCAACTCCACCTGTTGTTATTGCACCAATCATTACACCAGTAGTTCAAGAGATTAAATTTATAGAACCAGTAGTTACTCCGATTTCAACTCCAGTAATTAGTCCAGTAGTTGAAATAATTGAAAGTCCAGTAGTTGTTCAACAAGCAGTAGAAGAAAAGAAAATTGTAGAACAAGTAATTGAACCACCAAAAGAAGTAGTAAAAGAATCTCCAAAAGAAACAGTTAAAGAAGAAACAAAAGAAGCTGTTAAAGAAACACCTAAAGAAGTTGCTAAGGAAGAAACTAAAGAAACTCCTAAGGAAACTAAGACTTCAGTAACCGAAGAAAAACAAACTGCAACACCCACACAACAGGAAGTAAAAACAAAACTAACAGACAATAAAATAGGAACGGAAGTAAAAATAGGAGAACTAAAAGTAAAATCAGTACAAGAGATAAAAATTGACGCATTAAAAATTAATCAACCAAGTTTAAGTGTTTATGAATCTAAACCATTTTATCAGCAAAGACAAATGGTGGGAGTCCCTAATCCTGATTTTTTTATGCAATATACTTTGGCACAAGAACCAGTTTATCAAAATGTTAATCTAAACACTTACATATCCAAAGACCCTCTGGTAGCTAGACAAAAAATATTAAATGATATACAAGAAGAACAAAACGAGATCATTATACAACTAGAATTGTTAAAAGGTAAACGAGGTTAAATGCTTACAAAAATTAGAGATAACTTAAAAGAAATTATAGCAACAGTAACTATCATAGGTGTTATTGGTGGTGGCTTTATTAAGTACGGAGAAATCATGTCAAAGATTGATTCTATTGACCCTTCTAAAGCTGGACAGATTAAACAAGATTTAGCTATCGCACAAAAAGAAATTGAATTGCTTAAAGTTCAAATAAAAGAACTTAGAGCATCTAGTTCAAATCCTTTAGCACGTTGAGATGTATATATAAACTTTGGATTGGTATTTGCTGTTTATTAAAAGATTGCAAATGCAGAATTAAGAAGCCAAAAAAATAACATTATTTAAGTATATATGACAAGAACTACAAACGAAGAACTAATAAGTTTAAAGGGGCATATTACAGGCATTAAAAATTCAATCAAAGTATTGTCTTGTTCAGTATATAAACTGGAGAGACGTTTAGAAAAGCTATTTTGGTCAATCTTTATTGCACTAGGTACTTTAAGCATGGCACTATTAACTTTGTTCTTAGCTAAGTAAGTATTGCTAAAAGAACCAAATACAACTAACAGAATAGGTACATGAAAAATTCTAGAATTTTAATTGTCAGCGACCTTCATTTTCCTTTTGCTCATAAATCTTGGCATGGTTTTCTCACAAAACTTAAATCTAAATATAAACCAGATACAGTAGTATGTATTGGTGATGAAATGGATTTCCACAGTATTAACGTGTCCCACACAATAGACCCTGATCTTCCATCTCCTAAAGATGAATTAGAACTAGGTAAAAAAGAAATACATAGACTTCATAAACTATTCCCACAAATGACTTTGCTAGAATCAAATCATGGTTCTATGGTTTTAAGACGTGCTATGGCAAAAGGAATGACTAAATCTTTTATAAAGTCTTATAATCAAATATTAGAAGTAGGTAAAGGTTGGGAATGGAAAGAAAAGCATTTTATAGACACAGGTAAAGGCAGAATACTTTTTGGACATCAATTCTCTCCTGATGTTTCTAAAGCTGTTGCTCAATATGCACTGTCAGTTGTTCAGGGACATTATCATACAATCTCAGAAGTAAGATTTCATGGAAACGATTTTCATTTAAACTTTGGAATGACTGTTGGTTGCTTAATTAACAAAGATGCACTTGCTATGAATTATATGAGACTTAATTTAAAGAAACCAATTTTATCTTGTGGATTAATAACTAATGGTATGCCTTCTTTAACACCAATGTATTTGAAACGTAACGGAGATTGGGATAACAATATCTACATCTAATGACTCAAAGTTTTTCTATAAAAGAACTTACTTATTCAGACACAGCAATTAGACTTGGAATAGACAACACTCCAACAGATGAAATTCTTATTAACTTACAAAACGTAGTACAGTTTATTCTTGAACCTGTAAGCAATAACTTTGATAGTCAAATTGTAATAACTTCTGGTTATCGTTCTCCTGCTTTATGCCAAGCTATCGGAAGCAAACCTACTTCACAACATACATTTGGAATGGCAGTAGATTTTGAAATACTTGGAATACCTAATAAAGAAGTTTCTGATTGGATAGTTAATCATTTAGATTTTGACCAATGTATTTTAGAGTTTTGGAAACCTGAACAACCTAATTCTGGTTGGGTACATTGTTCTTATAAAACTTCAGGAAATCGTAAGATGTATTTAAAAGCTTATACTGCTAATGGAAGAACAGTCTATGAAGTCATCTAAAAAACAAGTTGGTGGAAATCACTACCTTAAATACAAGATTCAACCAGTTGAGTTTATCATTAAAAATAATATTGGATTTGTAGAAGGAAATATCATAAAGTACATTTTAAGGTTTAAGGATAAAGGTGGTATTGCTGATCTTGAAAAGGCAAAACATTACATAGAACTGCTAATAGATTCATCTAAAAGTAGCAAATAATCTAAAAACCGATTTAAACGCATTTTAAGGCATTGTGGCTTTAAAACGAGCATTATCTTAAAAACTTCTATAAGATTAAAATTTAGGGGTATTTTGAGGGTTTAAACAATATAAAAAGGAACATTTAAGGAACATTATGCAAACATACCCAATAACAACAATAGACCCAGATAATACAGCTTATGTAGCTAGTATTACAACTTCTAGCCAAGCTAGTTCAGCAATAGCTACTGGTTCAGGAATAATAAGAATATCAACACAAGGAAACCACGTTCACTTAGCTTTTGGTGCTACACCAACTGCTTCTGTAACTACAAGTTTTTTTATGCCAACAAATTCTACAGAATTTTTTGCTTTTAAATCTGGTGAGAAGGTAGCTTTCATTGGAAATTCTGCGGCAGGTTCTATTTCTATAATCGCAGTAGATTAATATGCTTCCAGCTTTAGGTGCTTTCGCACCACTTCTTAACACAGTCTTTAAATCAATAGAGAAATCTATTCCTGATAAAGATTTACAAGAGAAGTTAAAAGCTGACTTAAATATGCAACTTCTTACTTCTGGTACAGAAGAATTAAAAGCATCTGCAAGAATTATTGAAGCAGAAGCTAAAGCAGGTTGGTTTGCAAGTTCTTGGAGACCATTACTTATGTATATTTTAATTGGTATCTTAGTTCTTAACTATATTATCTCTCCTATTATTTTAGCTTTATTTTCTAAAAAGATTGGAATTGAATTACCTTCTGATGTTTGGACTTGTTTAAATATTGGACTTGGTGGTTATGTAGTTGGTAGATCAGGAGAATCAATCGCCAGAACTTTAGCTTCAAAACCTTTAAATAAAGATCAGCAAAACGGATAGTTAAATGTTTTATTTAGTTACCTATGCAATAAACTTTGTAAAGGTAAATGATGAAAACATTAAAGAAGATATTGCTCATGTTCGCTTCCTAGATACAGCAAACTTTGCAAATGCAAATTCATTTCTAGCTTCATTAAAACAAGTTAAAAAACTTAGGATTACTTCTGTTGAATGGGAATTAGAGGAGTGTAATTGGTATGATTATTTTGAAGATGTATCTAACACTCTACATTAAATCGGCAGTAGATAATATTCAATACCATCATTCCAAGTTTGAATCTTTGATTGTGGCAATAACTTTAATATTTGATCTACTGATTTAAACTTTAAACCATCTTTAAAAGCAAAGCATATTGTATATTGAGTGTATCTACTATCGCAGAACATTTGGGCGAATGTAATATACTTTTTTAAATCTTTTAGTTTAAGTTTGTTGGAAGCTTTGACTTCCACGAAGAACTGGCTTTTACGTTGTTCGGTTTCTTTGGAGTAAACAAAGTAATCAGGTAAAGCACTAAGAATCCCAAGTTTATGAA